GCCTGACGTCCCCGGACTACGCGCCGCCGCTGTGTGTGTTCGTCAACTCAGACGCCGACCTTTCGGACGAAGGCAAACGGGACAAGTTCCGGGAATCCTACCTCAGCGATTCCCGGGACGGCAAGCCCTGGATACTCCCGGCGGATCTGGTGAAGGTCGAACAGGTGAAGCCCCTCTCCCTGACGGACCTTGCTATCAAGGACACCGTGGAGCTGGACAAGCGCACCGTAGCGTCCATCCTCGGTGTGCCGCCCTACTTCGTGGGTATCGGCGACTACAGCGCCGCCGCTCATAACGGCTTCATCCGGACGGAGGGCGTACACATTGCCACGGTGATCGAGCAGCAGCTCACCCAGAAGCTTCTGGAAAACGAGCGCCGGTACTTCAAGGTTTCCCGCCGCCGGCTGTATGACTACGATCTAAAGACCCTGATCGACATCGACAACTCCATGGCCGACCGGGGCTATCTAAACGGCGATGAAGTCCGGGAGGATGCCGACCGCGACCCCGTGGGACTTACCGAGTACAAGGTGCTTGAAAACTACATTCCTTATGATATGTCCGGTAACCAGCTGAAGCTGGCCCCGAAGGAGGACAAAACCAATGCCTGATAAAGCTTTCCGCAGCCGCCGGACAGAGTTCCGGGCGGCAGACCCGGCAGAAGGTCAGCCCATGACCCTCTCCGGCTATTTCGTGGTTTTTGGGCAGCCCTACTACATCGACGATTGGTGCGAGGAAGTCGTTGACCGGCACGCCTTCGACGATGCCGACATGACCGACGTCCGGGCGCTCATTGACCACGACCCCCGGCTGTGCCTTGGCCGGCACAATGACAACGTGGAGACCCTGGAATTTTCCATTGACGATACAGGACTTTTCGCAACCATCCAGATCAACCCTGACGACACGGACGCCCTGTCCCTGCGTGCCCGCGTCCTGCGTGGTGACGTCGATCAGGCTTCCTTTGGATTTGAGGAGTCCTCCGTTGAGTACACCGATCTCCCCGATGGGCGCGTCCGGCGCACCATTCGGAAGATCTCCAAGCTCTGGGAGGTTTCGGTCTGCACATTCCCCGCATACGAACAAACCTACGTTTCCGCCCGTTCCGCCTCCGGGGACGCCCTGCGGCGCAGCGTGCTGGAACACCGGAAAACCAAACTGAAAAGGAGATTAAAACACCATGGCAAAAAATAAGCTGCTGCTGAAAAAGCAGCGTTCCCTGAAAGCCAAGAAACTCACCGAACTGCGCACCCGTGCCAAGCAGCTCCGGGCGCAGGAAGATGATCTTGCCCAGCAGCTGGCCGCCGTCGAGGACGCCATCCCCGAAGATCTGGAACAGAAGATCACCGAAGTGACCGACGCCCAGACGGGCGTCAACGATCAGATCGGCACTCTCGTGGACGAGTTGCAGGCACTGGATGACGCCATTGCCGAGATCGACGCCGGCGAGCCTGCCACCGAGGACGATCCTCCCGCTGATCCCCCTGCCCGTTCCCGTACCCCTGCGGCGCTTGCTCCCGAGTCCGGCCGCTTCCGCAGCCGTTCCCGCTGCTTCGCGTCCCGCACCCAGCGTGATGCGTTCTACGCTTCCTCTCCCGTCAAGACGTTCCTTCAGCGGATCCGTGATCTGGCTTCCCGCGGCGTCCGCAGCGTTACCGGCGCTCAGCTGACGATCCCGAAGGAAGTCCTGGATATTCTCCGGGACAACCTGAACCAGTATTCCAAGCTGATCTCCAAGGTTCGCCTGCGCTCCGTCAGCGGTGAAGCCCGGCAGAACATCATCGGCAAATGCCCCGAGGGCATCTGGATGGAGATGGCCGGTGCGCTCAACAGCCTGGAGTTCCGTATTTCCGAGATTGAGACGGACGGCTACAAGGTTGGCGGCTTCATCGTCATCGACAACTACATCCTGAAGGACTCCGACATCGCCCTTGGCGAGGAGATCATGTACATGCTGGGTCAGTCCATCGGCTACGCCCTGGACAAGGCCATCGTCTTCGGTCTGGGTCCCAATTCCAAGATGCCTGTGGGCATCATGACCCGGCTGGCTCAGACTGCGCAGCCTGCATACTGGGGTGACAACCAGGGCGACTGGGTTGACCTGCATTCTTCCAACGTTCTGAAGCTTAACCTGGCGTCCGCGAACGGCACGGCCTTCTTTATCCCGCTGCTTCAGGCACTGGCCAAGGCGAAGCCCACCTTTACCACGGACGGGAAAGTTTGGGTCATGAATGATCTGACCCGTCAGGATCTCCAGATCCGCGCCCTGGAATTTAACTCCAACGCGGCGCTGCTGTCTGGTATTGAAAACACCATGCCCGTCATCGGCGGCGAGATCATCACCCTGG